CGGGCAAGCGTATGGCGGAATTATGGTCAAAACGTAGCGACAAAGTGACTAACGCTACGCCTCAGATACATTTTAATAACGTGCAGGCGGGAACTATGATGCTTTTTAATTCGTGGCTACCGCATATGATTACACCAAACCAATCTAATAATCCGACAAAGTTTATACACTTTATTTTGTCACAAAGAAAAAGGTTTATTTAATGCAGCACTTACTTCAGCCATACGCTGTAAAAAAAGAAAATTTTGCGTGGTGGGAAGGAGCATTCAGCGAAAAAGAACTAGATTGGTTGCAAAATAAAGCCAAAGAAGCAGTTCAAACAGCCCAAGTAGGAGGAAACCAAAATGGAGGGGTTAAAACCGAAACTAGACGTTCCGAGCTAAACTGGCTACCAAAAACAGAGGAGTCAAGTTGGGTATTTGAAAGGTTAGCGGGAGTAGTAAGCAATTTAAATGCAAAATATTTTAGATTTGATTTAACTGGTTTTGGGGAGCCTTTACAATTAACAAATTATTGTTATACAAACCAAGGAACATACAAGTGGCACCAAGATTTTGGTTCAGAAGGACCTAGTAGAAAACTTTCTTTGGTACTTCAGTTGTCAAACCCAAATGAATATGAAGGTGGCGAGTTGCAATTATTAACTTCTAGTGATCCAGAGGCCATCAAAAAGCAGAGAGGGTTTATAGTAGTGTTTCCTTCTTGGACTCTACACCAAGTGACACCCGTTACAAAAGGAACTAGGCAAACTTTAGTGACATGGATTTCGGGGCCAGAATTTAAATGAAACATGAGTTTAAAGATTTTATTGGAGTATTTTCGGAAGTTTATCCAGAAGGTTTTTGTCAGCATCTTATATCTGAGTTTGACCGGAATCAAAAACTGGGGGCGGGGACAGATCGCCAAAATGGAGAGGGCGCTGATAAACACCGTAAAAATGACTACCAGATTTTTTCTAACGGTAAAAATATAAACTTTGAATCGTTTGAAGGTAACAATACTATAGATATGTTTTTCACAGGACTACAGAATTGTTTTGAAGTCTACACCAACGAGTTTTCTACTTTAAAAAGCATAAAAATAAATTGTAACAATATGAAGATGCAAAAAACCTCTAGCGGAGGTGGTTATCATGTTTGGCATGGTGAGCAAGGTAACGGCGATCAAGCTAATAGGGGCTTAGTATATATGCTGTATTTAAATACTGTACCCGTAGAAGCAAATGGAGAGACTGAGTTTTTATATCAACAGAGAAGAATAAATCCTGTTGAAAACACGATGGTGTTATGGCCCGCTTCGTTTACCCATACGCACCGAGGAAATCCTGTTTATGGAGACAACCACAAATACATTATTACAGGTTGGTTTTACCATGAATAATGCGTTTAACAAGCACGGGTATATAAAAGTAGAAGGTCTGGTTGATGAGCAGACTGTAAAAACCATATCGCAATACTTTGAAAATAAAATTCACCGTGGGGAATGGGTAAGTAGAAAAATTGAAGGAACGCGTGATGCAAGTAAATTCGGGTATTACGCAGACCCGCTTATAGAAGTGATGTTAAAGCAATGTCTACCGGCTATAGAAGAACAAACAGGGCTTGAGTTGGAGCCTGCTTACTCTTTTAGCCGCGTTTACCAAGAAGGTGAGGAGCTTAAGCCACATACTGACAGGCCCTCTTGCGAAATTAGTGCTACCATAAATGTAGCGTGTACTGGCGATATATGGCCAATTTGGATGCAGTACGAAGATAACGACCCCATTAAGTGCATGTTAAAGCCGGGAGACGCAGTAATTTATAAGGGTTGCGAAATAACCCATTGGCGTAGAAAATTACCTAAAGGCCAAATAAACGTACAATTTATGCTGCATTATGTAGACAAAAACGGCCCAAATGCCGAATACAAATTTGATAGGCGAGGAGCTCTAGGTTTAGATGCTCCCGGACGTAGGAGTTAATTATGCCTATAGGCACTAGCAAAGTAGGTTTATTTGGTGGAAAGCCAACTGTTTTGGCAGGGTGCGAAACCTTTAATGCGTCGGGAACCTTCACTGTTCCAGAAGGCTTAGAAATTGTTACCGTTTCTGGCAATGGATCAACCGGGAATGCCGGTAATCCGGGAAATGCGGGGGCCGACGGCAGTGGAGGCAATGGCGGCACTACTCCATCAAGCTTTCCGCCCGCTCCACCCAGTGTTAGTACCACTAACTGCCCTTCATATACTTCTAATCCCGGTACGGGTGGAACAGGATTCCCCGGTAACTCTCCGGGTACTTCGGGTAATTCAGGTAATGCGGGGGCAACCACAAGTGCTTTAGGCCAAACCTTTATTAATGGCACGGGCGGAACTGCGGGAAATGCCGGGACAGACGGGAACTCAGGTAATCCCGGCGGTGCGGGAACGTACACTAATTGGGTTTTTGGTGGAAATGGCGCTGTAGTTAGCGCCTCTGGTGGCTCACAAGGCACTGGAACTAACCCAAACGACCTTGGTGGTTTTGGAGGCAAAGGGGAGGCTTGTACGCAGGCATCTCCTTGTTGCGCTCCTATACCAATACGAGACGGGAACGCCGACGGCGGCCGTGGAGGTGGTGGTGGGGGAGGTGTAACTGAAGGCAGTCCTCAAAATGCTAATGACAGCAATAGGTCGGGAGCTTGTACCGGCGGAGAAAATGCAGGTGGAGACGGCGGCGATGGGGCGCTTCTAAAAAGCAGTTCCCTTGTAATCTACAATGCAACGCCGGGAGCTTCAGTTAATATTGCGAGTGGCGGCGCAGGAGGTGGCGGGGGTGGCGGTCGAGTAGGCAACCCACTTGCCGCTGTAGCAGCCAGTGGTGGGGGCGGAGGGGGCGCAGGAAGCGCCGGTAATAGTGGAAACGCCGGTAATCCCGGTAATTCCGGTACACCCGCTACCTTTAATTGTGTTCCTGTCAGCACAGGTTGCTATCCGGTTGAAGTGGGTAGTGGGGGGCAAATAAATATATCTTGGAATACGCAATAAACACTATGGACCAATATAAAAACCTAACCGACAAGCAGTTGCAAAAAGAAATAAATAGGCTAGACAAAATATCTAGGCTAAAACAACTTAAAAATAATGAGAGCCGAGCACAATCTATAAATGTGGGAACGGCAGGCGGAGGGGCTACTGAAATCACAATGCGTGGGGTACACGGTGATTTTTTGTGGAATGTTTATCAGCCTGTAGAAGTTGTTGAGTTAATTAATCAGTTAGCAGCGGGAATAGGCTGCCATATAGCCATCCAACCACGAAAAGATTTTGCCAGTTGGCGGCAATGGAACCATGATGAAAATCATCTTCCTTTTATGGGTGTAAGCACTGCTCCTTTTGCTAACATGTGGGCGCCTTTTTCTAATTTGCCACAGTTGGCTGATGAAAATGGGGGTAAACTACCTCCTCCTGAAGAACAACCCGGAAAGCTTAAAATAGAAGCTAAGGAGAAAGAAAATGCTGTGGCAACTAAGAAAGCTGTCAACAAACGAAGCACTAAGCGAAGCCGGACCACTACCAAATAACTGGGGTCCTATTTTTGGTATGGCCGGAATCCAAGATAAACTTGGTGATTTATCGTGGCTTGGTGAAAACTATGCAGACCAAGGTTGGATACAGGTAGAAGGCGAAATTAATACCGTTTCTAATTCAACTCCTGCCGAACTACAGTGGCAGAAAGCAAAGGACTTATTAAGAGAATCAGACTGGGCTGTTTTACCCGATGTGCCCATGTTAAACGAAACCCGTCAAAAGTGGATTGCTTACCGCTCAGAGCTTAGAGAAGTTCGAAGTCAAAAGGGGTTCCCTGAAAATATAACGTGGCCGATAAAGCCCGAGTGAAGTACAGAATAAGATTTAATCAATCTCGCGGTCAGCCGGGACGTGGTACAGTAGAGCATGTTTGGAGGGTGCTACAGGGAAACAATGAGTGGCTCGCTAGACACGTGATTATAGAAGTTTTGTCTCGAAGTGAACAAGAAGGGCAGAACTGGAATATAGTGTGTGATGGTGACATGTTGTTTTTTGATGACACAGATACGGTGGTAATAAAATGATTATATGTAACTCAAATAACTTTGCCGTAACTCGTGCTCAAAAAACGGGTGGGGCGTCGCTTGAAATGTATTTTCTTGAGTCGGGCCTTGTAGACACAGCTAATGATATTTACACCTTAGAAGGCGGTTTTGCTAATTGGGAAGAGTTCAAAGCGTACAGCGAGGCACACGATAACCTTAAGTATTCTGAATTACCTAGAGATTTATACGGGTATGATTATCTTAAAGAAGCACAAAAAACTTATCATGAAATAGTCGCGGACGGACAAGCCCCTGCAGACATGCCTTGGATTGGTACTATACGCCATCCCCTGCATTGGCTTGCATCATTGTATTATTACGCAAACGTAAGAAGAAAAATTACAGCCTCGGAAAGCCTAAAGAAGTATGGCCACTATACCCCATACGATCTAACAATAGCTCAAAAGGTCAGCGAGCCAGATGCGTCATTTGATTTTGTTTTTGATGAAAAGTGGGAAGACCCTAATGTGGTTAATAGCTTAAAGGCGCAGACAAGTTATTACCCCGACCATGCTCAGTTGTTCAATATTGAAAACATACATGAGCATGCGACTGCGTTTATAACGGCTAAAGGCGGAACGGTAACAGAACGAATAGAAGTTCGTAAAAGCGACAATGACCCAACATATTACTTAGAAAATCTCTCCGCCGATAGGAAACAACGCGCTCTGGATATATACGCAAAAGATTTGGAGGCTTGGGAGGCGGCTTATGCCGTTTATAACTAATGGTAGTTTCCCGAAAACACAAATTTGTTTATGTGAGGGTTCCAAAAACAGGGTCTACATCTGGTCTTTTTTATTTTATGAAATCCGAGTTATTTGATAACTCAACCGATTTATACGCTTTAGACGCAGCTTTTAATAGTTGGCAAGAAATGTATTCTCACTTCAAAAAGAGTGGCGATAATTATTTAGATTTTAGCAAGTGGCCGGTTGATTTTAAGCCAAGTGACTACCCTTACCGAAGTGTGCATGCAAGTTTTAATAATATAGTTGAAAGCATAGAAAATGTTGACAGCTCTTACGCATGCTATGCGGGAATAAGAAACCCAATAGACAGAATTTGTTCGGTGTATTTCTATGAGCAAAAAAGAAGAGATTCTAACAACCACCCAAGAGAATTTTTTAATTACGAAGATGTAAACGAATTTTGCTACACAGCTTGCTTGGCAGATGCTCCCGAAAAACTAAAAGCGGTTACTAGGCTACAAACTTCATATTTACCGGAACATGCGAGACTATGGAATACCGAAAATTTACACGAACATGCAGTAGCCGATATAACGGCTCTCGGTGGTAAGGTGCCAGAAAGAATACATGCAAGACATAACAATATCCGACCAAAAGATTACAAAGCGCTTTTATCGCACGAAGTAATCCAGATGATGGAGCTAAAGTACGCCCAAGACTTTGTACTTTGGGAAAAAGCATACGCGGTGTACAATTAGGATGACAAGTGGTCCATGTGTTTGTGTTGATTTTAATTATTGGAGGAGACCAAGAGTCTGAAACTTGTGATCAGGCGATGTGCTTTTACGACTTAAATCGCTGTAATTATTTTGCAAACAGACTGCAAAGACGTACAACACCTAGCACATCTAGTCCGATCTCAGCTTACTGTAAGCCGCTTTTAGTAGACCCAAAGCAAGATGGGATAAGGATTTACTGATGGCGGCAGAGATAGTAGCAGCAGTACAGATATGCGCCTCAGCGTATCGTTTTATGAAGACAGCGGTCAATGAAGGCCGCGAATTAGGCGATATGACCAGAGCTTTGAGTAAGTTCTGGGATGCGCGGGAAGAGGTCAGTGTACTCGAACAAAAGGCCACTAACCCGAGCAAAATAGAAAAACTGTTTGGTGGTAAGTCTGTTGAGAGTCAGGCTCTTGAGATAACACTCCAAAAGAAAAAAGCTCAACAGCTAGAGAAAGAACTAAAAG